CTAGCAAGACGAAACAGCAAAAAGCTTCATAACAGTTTGGTAACGGACTTATCCACAGATCAGTGAGTTATCCACAGGCTAAGTTACTCGACGGCTCGTCCTGGTAACTTGAGAGATTCCTGAGAACTTCCCGAGCTGAGAGAGTGGCGCGAATCGGTGGCGTGTATCGGTTAGCGGTTATTTATTTTGGCGGAAAGAAATATATAAAACTTTAGGGGCGCGAGAATAGTGCCGAAGGGGTAGCAAGCCCTCACTTTTTTATCAAAAAGTTATCCACAGCTTTATCCACAGCCCTAGAGCGCAGGGCTTTGCCCTAGCGAAAACAAGACGACCCCAGGTGCTAAACGAGCACCGACTGGGTCCTGTACTCCCACTCTAAATATCTCCACTAAAGTGAAGCTATTCTCGATCACTGTCCTAGTTTGTCCGTATTTATTAGTGACTTCCGTCACAAATATAAAGATTTTTGGAAGAAAAGCGGGAAACCGCTTTTTTTTCCTGCCTAATACAGTATAGACAGGTAGACAGGATGGCGTGAGTCTACCTGCTAGCTGCGCTTACGCTACGCCCGTTAGGGGGTAGGGTAAAGCAGCCCTACCTTTCGCGTCGCTGTGGCTAGCGAAAGAGCCTCTCAGTGGTGCAAGGCACCACATTTAATCGGGTGAAATCTATCGATAGCCCGCCATAGAATCTTAGGAGCCTGATGCCAGAGAGTACCGCTGATATAGCCAAGCGGATTATCCTCAACTGCGTAGCTCAAGGAATGACCGTAGACGAGGCCTGCAAGTCTGCAGGCAAATCAATCAAGAGTTATGAGTACTACCGCAGATCCGATAAGGCTTTCGCCGATAAGATGGATAGAACCCGCTTAGGATTACGCGGTCAATCCTTTATCGAAGAGCAGACCAAAGATTTAGACTTCGCGGCGTTCCGCCAGAAGTTCCTCAAGTCCAAGACCTTCCCACATCAGCAGAATCTGATAGATGTCATAGAGGGGCGTAGCCCCAGTTGGCACCATCCCTCGATGAAGTACGAAAAGGGTCTGGCAGATAACCGCATCCTTATCAACATTCCTCCTAACCACGCCAAGTCTATTACCGTCACCGTAGACTACGTAACCTGGAAGATTGTCAATAACCCGAACTTTAGAGTTCTCATAGTTTCCCAAACCCAGCGTCTAGCCGCAGACTTCCTTTATGCTATCAAGCAGCGACTGACGCACCCGATGTACGAAGAACTACAGCAGGCTTACGCCGCTGGGGTTGGGTTCAAATCTAAGACGGCCTCCTGGCAGGCCACCCGCGTCACCTTCGGTGATGAACTCCGTGAGTCATCTGAGAAGGACCCCAACCTAGAAGCTGTAGGTATCGGCGGTCAGATTTACGGTAAACGTGCCGATATGATCATTATCGATGACGCAGTTACCCTCTCGAACGCAAATGACTTTGAACGACAGATTAAGTGGCTTACCCAAGATGTACGCTCTCGTCTCAACCCGACAGGTAAGCTCATCGTTATCGGTACCCGCGTTGCAGCGGTAGATTTATACAGAGAGCTACGCTCTGCCGATAGATACCCTGGTGGCTTGGTCCCTTGGACCTATCTGGCTATGCCAGCGTTATTAGAATCTAATGAGGACCCCGATAAGTGGGTTACCCTCTGGCCTCACTCAGATGTCCCCTTTGATGGACAACCAGAAGAGCAGAAGACCGAAGAAGGTCTATGGCCCCGCTGGAATGGACGCAACCTTTACAATGAGCGTCAAGCGATGGATGCCTCTACCTGGGCTCTGATTTACCAGCAACAAGATATTTCTGACGATGCCATCTTTGACCCAGTCTGTGTGAAAGGTTCTATCGATGGAATGCGAAAAGCAGGTCGATTGGTGCCTGGCAGTCCAGGTCATCCCAAAGACCTCAACGGTTTCAGTTTTGTTTGTGGACTGGACCCAGCAATGGTCGGAGACACAGCGGCAATCTGTTATGCGGTTGATAGGATTTCTCATAAGCGCTACATTGTGGACGCTATCAAGATTACGCGTCCTACGCCTGCACAAATCAGGCAACTCATTACCGATTGGACTAACGTATATGCACCTGCGGAATGGATTGTCGAGCGTAATGCCTTTCAATCTTTTCTCACGCAAGATGAGGGAATTAGGCAATTCCTTGCATCCAAAGGAACTATCCTAAGAGAGCACCACACTGGTAACAACAAGTGGGATGCAGGCTTCGGTGTGGCATCTATGTCCACCCTCTTTGGAACTAAGCAGGCAGATGGTAAGCATCATAGAGATAACTTGATGCACCTTCCGTCAGACCAGACAGAGAACATCAAGGCTTTAATAGAACAACTTATTACTTGGTCACCTACCACTAAAGGTAAGACCGATATGGTGATGGCTCTCTGGTTCTGCGAAATCAAAGTACGTGAGTGGCTCAACCAAGGTATCCACACCACCCACCATTTACGAAATCCGTTCTTATCACGTTATGAAAAAGGCAAGCGAATGGTCGTCAACATCGATGAACTGCTTGCTGAAAAAGACAGACAGTTCATCTAGGAGAAACTATGGCAAAGAAGAAAGCACCAGCGAAGCCTAAAGGCAAAACTTCAGAGAAGATTAAGAAACTTGCTACACCTAAGAGCAATGTAAAAGTTGTTCCAGCAGATCAACTTAAGCGTGCTAGAAAAAATAGAGAATCTTTTTACGCTACAGAAAAAGCAAAGTCTGGTGCAACTGCTGCTCAAAAAGCAGATGAGATGAACTATGAAATGCGTAAGCGCAGAAACTCTGCGGTGTCAAGAATCAAGACAATCAAGATTCGTTCAGGCGGCGCAGGCGCAGGCGGAATGTTCGGCACAAAGAACCGATAGGGAAACTAAATGTTATCAGTCAAAGAGGTAGTCGCTAAGGTATCGCGTCTTCAAACGAAGTACGCATCCCGCGACCAGCGTATGCGCGACGTGCTATCAGTACGTCAAGGAGACATCAGCAAGGTATATCCTGCTATGTTCTCAGAAGAATACCCCAAGCCTCTTGTTGCTAACTTTGTTGACGTAGCCGCACGTGACCTCGCAGAGGTAATGGCACCACTGCCATCCTTCAACTGCGCTGCTACCAATATGGTTTCAGACTCAGCACGTAAGGCTGCAGATACCAGAACCCGCATTGCAAACTATTACATCTCAACTTCCGAGTTGCAGATTCAGATGTACAACGGTGCTGACTGGTTTAACACCTACGGAATGCTTCCAGCAATGGTAGAGATGGATTACGAGACAAACAATCCTCGTATCCGTTTGCTCAACCCATTCGGTGTCTACCCAGAGATTGACAGATTTGGTCGCACCATTTCCTTGACTCAGGTTATTCAGACCGATGCTGAAACTCTATCCTCACAGTTCCCAGAGTTTGCTTCCCAGATTATGCCTAAGACTGCTTTCACAATGGGCAGTCCTTATATCTCAATGGTCCGTTACCACGACAAAGACCAAGACTTAGTATTCCTACCAGATCGTAACAACCTTGTGTTGTCTAACTTGCCTAACCCCACTGGCAAGTGTATGGCTCGTGTTGCAGTTCGCTCATCTCTTGATGGCGAAGCACGCGGTCAGTTCGATGATGTTCTAGCGGTACAACTTGCACGTGCTCGATTTGCTGTGTTACAGATTCAAGCAGCAGAGAAATCGATTCAAGCACCGATTGCAATTCCGCAAGATGTACAAGAACTTGCACTTGGCCCTGATGCCATTATGCGTTCTGCTAATCCCCAAGCAATCCGCCGTGTATCGCTAGACCTACCTCCTGGAATCTTTGCAGAGTCTGGTGTGCTAGAGCGTGAACTACGCCTTGGCTCTCGTTACCCAGAAGTACGTAGCGGTAATATCGATGCTTCAGTTATCACAGGTCGTGGAGTGCAAGCACTTCAGGCTGGTTTTGATACACAAGTTCGCGCAGCGCAAGCACAGTTTGCTCGTCTCTTTATGGAACTCACATCGCTCTGCTTTGAAGTAGACGAGAAGATTTTCGGTAGCATCCAGAAAGAAATCAAGGGTGTTGACGACGGTACTCCATTCAATATGAAGTACATCCCATCCCGCGATATTAAGGGTGAGTACGGCGTAGATGTTCGCTACGGCATTATGTCTGGTATGAATCCAAACAATGCCATCATCGCTTTGCTCCAGATGCGCTCTGACAAACTTGTATCACGTGACTATGTACGTCGTGAGATTCCAATGGAGTTAAATGTTACTCAAGAAGAACAGCGTGTGGATATTGAAGAGATGCGTGATTCTCTCCGCGTTGCTGTTGCTCAATACGCTCAAGCTATTCCAGCGCTTGCAGCACAAGGTCAAGATCCTTCTCAGATTGTTTCTCGAATCGCAGAGGTAATCAAGGGCCGTCAAAAAGGTTTACAACTAGAAACTATTGTGGAGAAGGTATTTATGCCAGAGCCACAACCAGAAATGCCAATGGGCGAAGAAGTTCCAGCAGCAGGTATGGCCCCCGTTCCTGCCTCGCAGCCAACTCCAGAACAAATGGGTGCGGCCCCTGCTGCTGGCGCTCGTCCAGACATTGCTACGTTACTCGCATCTATTGCAGGGTAGGGAGGTGTAATATGAAAAAAGGTGGTCGCGCAAAGGCTCCAGTACAGAAGCCAACAGAAGGCAAGAAGGACTCAAAGAAGCCAGCTGGCGGTAAAGTCGAATTTGGCTACGCAGGCAAGGCTCGCAAGGGCAAGAAGGCTTAGTTAAATTGATGAGAGGATAGAACGTGGATGACGATAAAGACTACGTACCACGTTCTATTACTCTCGCAGATTTCTTAGTAGTTGTATCAGGTTTTGCAGTTAATATCATCCGAGCTATTGAGATGCTCGCATCAGAGATTTTAGATTTAGCAGTGTATAACGCAAATAGAAAAACAAAAGTATCCCGAGTATGGGAACAGTTCACACAAGATTTAGAGAAGATGGAGGACAATAATGGCTAGAGGGCCAATAGCAGGAGTATCAGGTCCTGGTAAGTTCTCCACAAGAACAGATGGTCTAGAGTTCAAATCAGATTCATACGGTGCTGGTGTAGAGAACGCCGCTAACAAAGCAGG